CCTATCTTTTGTAACATAATAATCCATTATACCTATTTTGCAGTTAATTAACAGATTAAAAGCAGGGAGAGGGTGTGGTGGTGTCTCTCCCTACCAGTCCATTGTATAGACTATTTTGTGGAATTAGTCAACTTCACGCCTTTAAACCATGCAGGTAAACCTATCAAAGGTCTTTTATCTAAGGCGTTTTCTTTGGCCATTTTAGAGTTAGCTTTATTGTAGTGTAAAAATACTTGTCCACAATCCTTACCTATAAATTCTTCTCTCCAATGTTCTAAATCACATCCAGAATATATTAACATGTCTCCTGGTTTAAGATCTACTTTAATACCTGCTTGACCTTTTTTTCCTGTAGGATCTAAATAAATAGGCCATGAGTCACCACCAAGGTTTAATGTGGTAGATATTTCACAAGAATATCTATCTTTGTGTCTAGCTAACACATCGCCTTTTTTATATATTCTTGCATAAGAGTATGTTTCAGACAATTTTAATTTTGTATGTTTTTCCATAACAGGTTTTACTTTTTGTAATAGTGTCTCCATTACAAGATCACTATAGTGTGAGTATGTGTTTGGCACCTGTTCATCAGACCATATACCCCAATACTCCGTAAAAGGTGATATGTATCTCGAATCAAATAAAACTCTAGCTACGTTTCTTTTATTTAAAAAATAAGCGTAACAGAAATCAGCCATTTCTTTACTAATTGCATTTTTTAAAACTGAGTATTTATTTTTTTTGAATGACATTTTTTCCTTTCAATTTAAATTTGTTTTTAATTAATTCTTTTATAAAATCAACTTTATTATTTTTATGGTTACTAGTTAATATAGTTTGTAAAAAAGCTTTTTTTATATCTTTATTTTGTTTCGACATTTAAAACATTTTTTGGTATAGCCTGACAATTCCAATGTATAAACCTAAAAGGTTCATATCCCATATCAACAATATATTGATGTGGCATATAAGATGGAAAAAATATCATACGACCTGGTTGAACTTTGTAATGTATTTGTGAACTTGCATATGTAACTTTTGTTTTATCTTTTTCTGGTAAAAGATTCATAATGTTACCGGGTCTTGGATCTTCAAATAAAGGCATAGATGTTGCATCTGATGCTTTTAAAAAATAAAAACCAGATATGTGTCCATTCCAATGTGTGTGCAAAGTGTGATGTCCACCACCTTGTTTTGCAAATTCTTGCACCCACATTTCTGTGGTAAATACTTGATATTGAGATAAATCAAAACCCATCTCAACTAATAGATTATGTGCGGTTGCACCAATATAAGCCTGTAATTCTTTAAATTTTGGATCACCTATTAATGTTGTTGAGTGAAATACATGACCCATGTCCCCCTTATTTCCAAACTTTTTATTACGTTTATCTATTGATTCTTTTAAATTTTTTTGTGATATTTTTATATATTTATCAGATGCTTTATTTAATTTTTTAACAAACTTTGGCTCGTCTGCCCACCATATAGGACATTTAAAATATTCTTCTAATTGTAATTGTTTTGGATAACTCATTTATAAGGCCATCCTAAATTCCATATAACTAAACTATATCTAGATCCTTTTTTAACTGGGCATACTCTATGCCAAACAAAACCAGGAAATACAACTAAAGATCCTTTTGGTAATATCTCAGTGCATTTTTTTATATTTGGTTTTTTATCTGGATCCATATTTCTAAAATCAAATTCTAGTTCTCCACCTTTATAATCTTTTGGATCTGATAAACTAACTGTTACGGATAGTTTTCTAATTTTACCATGAGAAGGATCATTTTGATTTTCTCTCCAATAAGGTCTATCCCAACCATCACAGTGCCAATCATAAAATTGTCCTTTTTCATATTTTGTAAACTGACAAGACTCAGAAAAATCCCATTGAAAATTCCAACCTGCGTTTTCATTTGCTCTGTGAACATAAGGTTGTATTTCTTTATAAATCCACCTATCGTTCATCCAAACAATATTAGAATCTCTTTTTGTTTTTAAATCTTTAATTTGTTTTTGATTTAATTTTTTATTACCTAAACCACCAGTCACCGCCATTTCATCAGAAATAGATTTTCCGTATTTAACTATTTCATCACAAATACGTCCTGGGATTGCTGATTGAAAATACCAATAATAATTCGTTAAGTTCATCTTTCTATATCTTTCTTATATCAATTATTATGAAACTGTCAATGTGCCTGAAGCTGTGAATGTAGCTAACTTATCTCCACCAGGGTGAGTTGAAGTTGAACCTCCAGGAGTTACTGATAAAGTTGCGTTACTTGGAAATCTTACAATAACAATACCTGATCCACCTGCTGCACCTGTTTGACTTGGTGCACCAGATCCTCCAGCTCCACCGCCACCACCACCTGTGTTTGCAGTTCCAGCGTCAGCTGCACCTCCTCCACCTGGTACTCCTCCACCAGCTCCTCCACCACCAGCTCCAGCATTACCACCGACTCCTGGTCCAGAGTTGTTATTAGATCCACCACCTCCACCACCACCTGCGTATGTTGTGCATGAGTTATTAATATTGTTTGGTGCTCCTGCACCTCCTGGTCCTGCAGGATTTGCTGGTCCAGAACCTGATTGGCCTGCTTGTGTTGCTCCACCACCACCAGCTCCAATTGTATTAGGTGCTCCTGGTGCAGTTCCACCAGCGTTACCTTGAGGTGGATCAGTAGGAGGTGTATTACCTGCTCCTCCAGCGTCACCTGGTCCACCACCTCCACCACCAGATGCACCAGCTTGTCCAGGTCTATTACCTCCACCACCGCCACCACCACCGGCTGATTCTATTGTAGAAAAACTTGAAACAGTTCCATTTGTTCCATAACCATCTCCAGAAGTTTGATTGGGTGAACCACCAGCTCCACCAGCACCAACAGTAACTGTATATGATCCTGGACTTATTTCTAATGATGATCCTTGTAAAGGAGAGGGTCCATATCCTGAAGCTCTATATCCACCAGCACCACCTCCACCAGCTCCTTGACCTGGTGAAGAATTTCCACCTCCACCTCCAGCACCACCTGCTACTACTAAATAATCTGTACTATAAAAAAAGAAAGGCCATGTATCATCTCTTCTTGCTGCAAGTTGACTTTTTAAATTCCATACACCACTTGCTTTGTTTAATTCTTTTACTACTACAATTCCTGATCCACCTGCTCCCGATGTTCCAACAACTTGACCACTACAAGTAAATCCTCCACCACCACCGCCACCACCAGTGTTAGTTCCTCCTGTTCCTGCTGTTTCTGGTCCTGCATCTCTACCATCTGCTCCTCCTCCAGGTCCACCTGATCCTTGACCAGAACCACCTCTAGCTCCACCACCGCCACCACCAGCTAATGTACTACACGATAATGGTGAACTACTTGATCCATTTCCACCATTTCCAGCAGCACATGATGAAGCATTGTTACCTGCTCCTCCAGCGCCGCCACCACCGCCACCAGCAAATTTTGGAGGGCCTGATCCATTTCCACCATCATTACCTTGATTAGTAGTTCCACTACCGCCTGCTTGTTGAGGACTGGGAACATTACCACCAGATCCACCTCCTCCAGATCCACCTGGTAAAGCCACACCTGGGCTACCACCACAATTTCCACCACCGCCTCCGCCACCAGTTGCTGACGTTCCATTAACTGTAGAAACATTTCCAGGGTTTCCTGCTGATCTTGTTGGTCCACTTACAGCTGCGCCACCTCCGCCAACTACAACTGGTATACTTCCTGGTGCACCTGCGTTTACTTCTGTGCAAAGATAACCTCCACCGCCACCGCCGCCAGCGTTGGTTGTTCCACCTCCGCCACCACCAGCTACAATTAAAGCTTGAACAACTCTAGTTCCTGGTTGTGCTGTAATACATCCTGATGAAGTTTTAGTTGTAATTGTATTTTTTCCAAAAGAGGATTTATTTAGTTTACCGATTATACCGCCATTAGTTCTGGCCATGTGAGTCTCCTATGCGGACACCCAAGCTGTGCCGTTCCAATCGTAAACTGTTGGTGTTTCCGCTGTGTCGTCTGATTTTGATGCTTCCCAACCTTTTGTGTTGTCAGCATTATATTTATCTTCGTTCCAATTAATTATGTATACTACATCACCTTCTTCAGTGATTGTTGGATAAGTTACTGGTGCTTGCCAGTCATCACTTGCATCTAAAGACCATGATGCAAAAGGTTGTGGTGCAATAAATTTATCTTTTGTTGAGTCGTATGTATACCCAAAACCACAATATTGTTTTCTGAAATTATTATTATAAGAAGTTTGTTTCCAAGTCCCTCCTTTAAAAAAATTAACACACCATGTTTCTCCATCGACATGCATGTCATTTTCTCCCAAAGGACCTGCAGCTGTTTCAATATCATTTGCTACAACCACAACTCTTTGAACAACTAAGTTTGTTTTTGAGCTATCAAATTTATCTGTTTCTTCTCTTAGTTCTGCAAAATGTGCCATATTTATTCTCCTTAAAGTTTATATTTATAATTTAATTTTAACTTATAGTCAACGTTCCAGTTGCAGTAAATGATATTACTGTACAACCGCCTGCAGGGGCTGGTAACGTTGATTTTGTTCCTCCTGGTGTCACACTAAATGTAGGTCCTAAAGGTCCAGGTGCTCTTAACACAACAATTCCTGGTCCACCTGTTCCACCAGCAACAAAAGGACCACTAGATGTTGAACTTCCACCACCACCTCCACCACCAGTATTAGTGCTTCCATTACCACCAGCTACGTTTTGATTAGGTGCTCCACCAGCTCCTCCTGTTCCACAAGGTGAGGCTGCTCCTGGAGTTTTAGATTCATATACTCCTGCTCCACCGCCACCAGCATAGCTTACAGCTGATCCAGTAATAGAGCTAGATCTTCCTGTTCCACCTCTTCCACCGTTTCCACTGCCTGGGGTGTTTGCTCCTGCTTCACTTGCTCCACCTCCACCACCTGAACCTTGATTGGGGTTGGTTCCTGTTCCACCCGGGAAACCTTGTCTGTGTGCTATAGGTGAACTAAATACTGAACATCCACTTCCAACACTTGCAGCGTTAGTTGCTCCACCTCCAGATCCACCAGGTTGTCCTGGAGTATCACCACACGCGGCTCCACCACCTCCACCACCTGTTGAAGTGATATATCCTACCACAGAATCTGATCCAGGGGCTCCAGCAGCGGGGCTACTTGCTCCACCACCACCTACAGTAATTGCGTTAGGTCCTGGACTTAAAAATATTTTTGTACCACCTGGAAAACTAGATCTAAATCCACCAGCTCCACCACCTGCTCCATAAGCTTTTCCTCCAGCTCCACCACCTGCTACTACTAAATAATCAAATGCTACACCACATCCTGTATCTAAAATATTTAAATTTGTAGACGCTTTAACTTGCGCTATCATGTTTATTCCATCTAAAGAAGAAACGGGTGCACACGTACTACATGTTGTAAAGAAAGCTCCTGCAGAAGCATCTGTTCTTGCAACAACAATTCCTGAACCACCATTAGCACCTGCTTTAAGTGGACTTGGTTGATTACCTGCAGAACCTCCACCACCGCCACCACCAGTGTTAGCTGTTCCTGCAACAGAACCTGATCCAGTTCCACCTTGTGAACCATTACCTCCACCACCAGCTCCACCTGGGCCGGCAGTTCCTGTAGGATCTGGGTTAGGGTGAGTATCATTATCTGCTCTACTTACACCTCCACCGCCACCTCCAGCATATGAAGTATCTGTTCCTGTAATTGTGTTTGGTGCTCCAGCACCACCAGCTCCTCCAATAACAGGGCTACCTGGTGAAGGACCATTTCCTCCGGCTGCAGTGGCTCCACCACCTCCTCCTATAGGATAAGCAGCATTACATGCTCCGATACCACCTGCATTACCTTGAGGTGGATCTGTAGAGGGAGTATTACCACAACCTTTTGTAGGGCTACCACCATAGTCTCCACCACCACCAGAACCTCCGTTACCAGCTTTGGTAACAGGGACTGATGGTGCATTACCACCATAACCAAAACCACCACCTGTTGATGTGATTGTTGCAAATGTAGAATCAGCTCCACTCGTTCCTGGTTTAGTAGCTTGAGCTGTTCCACCAGCTCCAACTGTAATTGCGTGTGTCCCAAATTTTAAACTTAATGCAGAACCTCTTAATGGACTTGGTCCAAAACCTGATGCACGGTATCCACCTGCACCACCTCCACCACCACCTGCTCTAGTGCTACATCCACCTGAACCTGAACCACCGCCAGCTACCACTAAATAATCTACTGTTGCTCTTCTTGACATCCAGTCATTTTCTTTGACTTGATCATAAATATTATTTGCGTTCCAAACTCCTGATGCACATTTAGGAGCTACTTCTTTTACAATGACAATACCTGAGCCACCATCTCCAGCTCCAGGGTGATTACTACCATCAGATCCACCACCGCCACCACCAGTGTTCGCTGATCCATCAGTATAATTTTGTCCACACGCTCATCTTTCAGAACCTTGTCCACCGCCACCACGACCACCAGAACCACCATTTGGTGAAGTTCCTGAAGGACCCGGACTTTGAGTTGCTCCACCGCCACCACCAGCATAAGTTACTGGACTCCCTGTGATAGAGTCCGCCGTTCCGTTTCCACCATTTCCACCACAACCATTTGCTCCATTAGAACCTGTTCCTCCGGCTCCGCCACCCCCACCGCCAGCAGCTCCAGCATTTGGAGTGTCAGAGGGTGGTCCACCAGTTCCACCATTATTTCCTTGAGGGGGACTTACAGGAGGGGTATTACCACTTCCACCTGCGCCACAAAAAGCTCCAGTTCCGCCACCACCAGAACCTCCTGGTTGGCCACATTTGTTATCTTCAAAAGGTGTGCCTCCACTACTGTAAGGGTGATTACCACCTCTTCCACCACCTGTTGCAGTAATAGTTGAAAAAGTTGAATTGCCTCCTTGAGTCGCTTTAACTGTATAAGATGGAGCTCCAACACCACCAGCACCGACAACTACAGGTGTAGTTGGTGCAGTTGCAATACAAGCACCTTGTCTTAAACCACCGCCGCCACCGCCACCACCGGCACCACCGGCACCGTTTCCAGCTCCGCCACCACCAGCTACTACTAATAAATCAGTTATTACTGAACTACAATTAATTTTACTAAAAGTACCGGATGATGTAAAAGAGGTAGTTTTTGTTTGTGATGTACCGATGACTTTGTTAGGTCCAATTATACCGCCATTGCTAGCCATATTCTAAAACCTCCTACGCGTCGTCTATCTCTTCATAAGATACGAAATAAGTTAAATCATCTGCTGCACTAGCTGTGAAAGCTAAAATGTCAGTCTCGTCTAAATATATTGGTGTTTCTAAAAAACTTAGTGTTGCATCAGCTGGAACAGAAATTGTGTTAGCAATTTTTACATAGTTAGATCCATTGTCTACACTAACTTCTATTGTTATGTCCGCTGCGTTTGTTCCGTCTACGTTTGCAACTAATATTGTATTTACTTTTACAAGTTTATCAGCAGATACATCAATAGCTGTTGTTCTAGATGTATTAGCTAGTTGCGCCGTAGCGTTTTTACCGTTAATGGTTGTTACGTTTACTACATTTGGTGTTGCCATAATTTACTCCTTTTATCCGAATACGATCGCCATTGCAATAGCTTTTCCTGTTGTTGCTGGTGAAGAATCAAAGGATAATTGACCTGTAGCTGTAGCCCCTGATCCTGAAATACTGTCTACCTTTAAAAATGTGCCTGCTGTTATATTACTAGTTGGAAACTTAATAACATAGCTTTGTCCTGCACTATGCGCAGGTGACATAAGTTGAATTCCATGGCTGTTATTTTCACAATTAAGCTGTACGGATCCTGGATTTGTACCTCCAGATTTAGCTATAATTTTACCAGTGCCTTTTGGACCAACTGTTAAATCTATATTAGAATCATCACCTGTTGCTTCAATAGATGGACTGTTACCTGTTGCAGCGTTAGTTACGTCTATTTGATTTACTGCAGATGATGTAGTTTGAAAAATAATTTGTTCGTTACTATTTTCATCAGCAATAAAATGTGCATCATCAATTAAAATATTGTGAGAATTAGTATCTAAATTACCACCTAATTGTGGAGATGTGTCTTCAGAAATTTCTGTAAGTCCTAAAGCTATTTCTTTTATGTTAGGGTTAGTCCCATCATCAGCCATAGCAACTACTATTTTATCACCTTTATCTGTTGCTGAAAAAGTTACCGTACCTCCTGAACCAGAAGCATATTTAAATTGAACTGTGTAAGCACCAGAAGTTGAATTTCTTA